AGATATCCAATTTGTCGGAATGTCCCAGGTTCAGCTTCTGAACCTAGACCTTGTCTCGAGTATCACGACCGCGCGCATGGTTCACGATAGCAATGGTGTTCTTGGGTATACCCCCGAAAATCTGGTCGAGGACAGCGAGGCTCTGGAAGAGTGGACGGGGGTCCGGACGACTCAGAGCAACGCGACGGACAGCTACGAAGATATTTCTCTCAGTTCTATCTTTGAGACGACCGACAACAACACCCACCACACGAATAACACGGCGGCGACAACCATCGCCAACATCACATATACCTATTCCGGGTATCTGAAAAAGCTTGGCCGGCAGTATGTCACCCTGCATGTCTCGGGGTCGGACGCTTATGTCACTATTGATCTGGATGCTGGCACCGTAGAGGCGACTGGCGGAACGAATTATATCTCCAGTTCAATCTCTCTCGATTTGGGAAGCGGTGTTTATCTGTGTTCCCTATCCCTGTCTGTTGGGGCGACCAGCCTAACCCCCACGATTTATATGAACGAAGACGCAACGGATGCGATCACAGGAACGTATGTCGGCGACGTCACGAAGGGTGTGAAGTCTGGCGGCTTTGTTCTCAATCGTGGGACGACGCGCGATCCGTATTTCGCGACGACCGGCGCGGCTCGCTTCGGACCTCGCCTTGGTGCCAATCTTTTCGATGGTGTCTCATGGGCAGATAACGGCATTGGAACGTTCTCCGCTTACACGAATGAATATCTCAACAACGAAGATATGGCGACATCCCATACCGACAGTGCCACGACCACGATCAACGCGAATGCGACAGCCGCCCCTGACGGCGAGACCACGGCGGATAGAATTATCGATGACTCTTCGACCGGAACGGGCGGCGTCTCTTCCCTGGTCACATTGACGTTGGCTGGGACGGGTGTTCACACGTTCTCAAAATTTGTCAAGGCAGATGGACTGGACGAGTGTGCCCTTGAAACCGCGCTCTTCGATGCTGGCGGAAATGGTGTCTCGTATTTCGATCTGACTGGTGCAGGGGCCGTGAACACGGAACATGCGAACCATACCGCGCGCATCGAGAACTGGGGCGGCGGCTGGTATGTATGTGCTGTGACGTTCACTACCTCCGCAGACTTGGTCGGGACGTGTCAGCTTCACGTTGTCCAGACAACCGACTCCCTGACCGTTGACCTTGACGGGACAAGCTCCCTGTTCTCCTGGGGAGGAATGATTACTGCGACGGCGACCCCGATGCCATATAGCGGAGTGACCACTTCGGCTGCTCGCGCAACGGCGGTTGACAGTCTTACCCAGTCTATCAGCACAATTATTGGCTGGACCGATCTCAGTGGGACCATATATATGAAGTGTAAAAAGCCCTGGATATCTGGACAGGAGCAATACGTTTTCACTATCAACGACGATGGGTCGTCTAATCAGATATTCTCGTCCATCAATAGCAGTGGAATTATAACGGGCCATATATTTGTTGGAGGGTTCCAGATGCAGGAATTCTATTCTATAGCTATTGCTGATGGAGACCTGTTCCAGTATGCCTTCGGGTGGGCTGCGAATGATGGCGGTCACTCGAAAGATGGGGCAGCAATCGAAGTGGACACGGCGATCACCATGCCGACTGGCTTTATCGATCTTGATATCGGGAAGCGGCACAGTAATACCCTTCAATTTAATGGGTATATTCATCGTGTGACGTTGGACAATGAAAAATTTGCCAGTGCGTCTATCGTCAACTTATCTGGGAATGGTCCTTCATCGAATAAAGAAAATCGAATTGGCCTCGCCGTTGGGATGGGGATATGAGTAGGTTTGCAGGCAACGAAAAAAGAACAAAGGCGGTGGGCTTTCAATCACTCTTGAAGGCGTGTATGCTTTTGAAGATGGTTTTATGCCCGCTGCACTTTCGGCTCAAGTGACGAGCATCACAAGCGGTAGCCCGCTGAAAATTTTATTCGGAGTTTAAAATGCCCAAACGTCTAAACTTCCCTCGAAATGAGGCATCGCGGCGCGATAGGATCGCTGGCCGTGAAATCTACAACGCAGCAACCCGCAATATCAAGTCGCGGAACGATGCTCTCGCCCAGAGCCGGTATCCCACGATTGGTGGAGATATCGTTCTGAGCGGCACCGCCATCAGCGGCGGCGTCACCGAGGAAATGATGGTCAACGGATCGGAGACCTTGATCCTGACCCTGAGTGGTGATACGTGGCATGCAGATATCGGCGCGAACAACGAAATAACTGATGCCCTGATCGCTGGCTTCTCGACCCTCGAGGCAGAAGCCGCTGGCTTCATTGCCCAGATCATCGGCGGCGACGGCGCGCTTGACAATACCGATATCGTTCGAACCAGCGCCACAGTCGTCACTATCACCTTCCCAGCTTCCGCTTCATTCTCGATTGCGGCTTCCGAAGTCGTGAACATAGATGTTCCAGGTCTCTGCACGGCGAAGGGTATCGATCCGACTTCTGACAGTTTCACCGTCACCGGAAACGTCTCCATCGCCCTGACCGGCACCGCGATTGCTGGCGGCGTCCTCGAAAGCGAGATCGTCACCGGCTCCGAGACTGTCATCATCACCCTCACGGGCGACACCTGGGCCGCTACCATCGCAGCGGACAACGCCATCACCACGGCGTTCCTCGCGGCTATCCTTGGAGACCTTGCCGATGCGGCTGGCTGGAATGCTCAGATGGCTCTCGTACACGGCGACTTGGCGCGGACCAGTGCCACGATCCTGACGCTCACCCTGCCCGCCACGGCTGGCTACTCGATCACGACCGGTAATGAGACCGTCACCGTCCCCGTCCAGTCGGACGCGGTTGCGGGAGGAATTGTCCCTGTCTCCAAAACCTTCGTCATTACGGAAGGATCGTAAGATGGCAAAGCGCATTGAAGGAGTCGAGATTTTCGCCACCGGCAAGCACCGGGGAAGTCAGGTCGTCGACATCACGCAGGACGATCTCGCAGAAATGGTGAACTCGTTCAATGAACTCACACCCGTTGGCGGCTTTCAACCGATGTTGAAACTGGGCCATACGGAAGTTCAGAAGTTTTTCGGCAACCGGAAGGGTGCCCCCAACCTTGGTATCGTTGACAAAATCTGGATCGAGGGAAACAAAATCCTCGCCGACTTCGCCAACGTTCCCGATGCCCTTTTCGAGTTGATAAAAGAGCGTCGCTTTAATTCCGTAAGTATTGAAATGTTCCCGAAAACCGAGTTTAATGGGAAACAGTTCAAAAACGTACTTACGGCGGTCGCGCTCTTGGGCGCGGAACTACCGGCGGTCAAGGGTTTGAAAGAACTCGCCGCCACACTCTTCACCGCGGAACCGGATGGTCCGGAATTCACTGGTGAAGTGGTCGAGCTTAAGGAGCAAAACGACATGACAACCTATTCTCAAGAGCAAGTTGACGCGCTCGTCGAGGCGGCTGTTGGCAAAGCGGTGGAGACGGTTCAAGCCGAATTCGCCGAACAGGTTTCCACTCTTGAGACCAGCGTTGCCGATGCCGAGACCGCCAAGAAGACTGCCGAGGACAATCTCCGCACCTTCGAAGACGACACACGGAAAGCCACCGCCGAGGCGATGGTCGACAAAGCCATCGAAGACGGCAAGGTTCTTCCGAAGAACAAGGATAGCATTCTGGCCCTGGCCCTGAATATCACGGGTTCCGTGAAGTTCGGTGACAAGGAAGAGTCGATGTCCCAGGTGTTCGCCGAATTCATCGACAGTCTTCCCAAGGTGGTTGACCTTGATGAGAAAGGCAATGGCGGAAGCCCCGACAAGGGCGAGTATGCCGATGCCAGCGCCGAGGTTCACGTCAAGGCCGACGCCAAGATGAAAGCAAACGACGGCATGGATTATGCCACCGCACGAACCGTTGTCCTGTCCGAGGACGAGGAACTGAAAGTGCGCTATTTCGGATTGGAGGAATAAGTCATGGCTGACACAAATCGCGTAGTAGCCGAAACCTTCGTGGCGTCCGGTGATCTGTCTACCATGCAGCATCGCTTCGTCGACCACATCGGTGTCGGCCTCGTATCTCACGCTCTTGCCCTTGGTGGCATGGGTGTGCTGATGAACAAGCCCCAAGCCGCAGAGCACGCCGAGGTCGCCCTTTCGGGCCGCGTCCGCGTCGATGCGGGTGGAGCAGTCACTGCTGGCGACTGGGTCGTCAGTGCCGCGTCGGGCTTCGGCGAAACCCTTGCGTTTGGCACCATCAATGCCGGTTCCGCTGGTCAGTACCTACAGACCAAGACCGTCATGGGCCGAGCGATGACCACCGCCGCGTCCGGCTCCGTGTTCACTCTCGAACTCGCGCCGCACAACGTCACCGTCAACAGTGCATAAGGAGGAATAACAATGCCCGGCACTCCCTCAACAGGCCGCGACCTTCACGTCGATGTGCCCCTGTCCAACGTAGTCGTCGGACGGCGACCGGAAGGCTTCATTGCCGATCAGCTTCTGCCGATCACCCCGGTCTCCAAGCAGTCCGACATCTATTACAAGTTCAACCATGGTCACAACCGTCGCCATGAGACCAACCTGTCCGCGCGTGCCCCCGGCACCGAGGCCAAGAAGGTCCACACGACCGTGACCTCCGACACGTTCTTCTGCCCCAATTACGCCCTCGCGACGGATTGGCCCGTGGAAGACGAAGTGAACCATGACGAAGTTCTGGCCTGGGGCGAAAGCTCTGCCATTCTCGTCACGGATCGCTTGATGATGGATTATGAGCAGCGTGTTGCGGCCCTCGCGGTCGACTCCACCAACGTTCACACCGTCACGGCGATCAACACATCTTGGTCGAACACCACCGGCTCACGCCCTCTGGATGATCTCGCGGGTGAAGTCGAAAACTTCCGCCAGTACACGGGCATGCGCCCGAACATCTTGATCGTGCCCGAACAGGTGATGACGAAGCTGCGTCGAAATGACCAGCTGCGTGACATCCTGTTTGGTGATCGCGGTGGTCTGGTTACCGATACGCAGCTTGCCACCCTCGTTGGCGTGGATCGCATCCTGGTTCCTGCGGCCCAGATCAACACCTTCGCCGAAACGGAAACCGAGAACGGTTCCTGGTCGCTTGGCGATGCGTGGGGAAATCACATTTGGCTTGCCAAAGTGAGCTTGCTGGCCGGTAAGTACACCGATACGTGGATGAACGCTTTCCGTTGGACATCGCCCCTGCTTGGCGTGCCGTTCGCGGTTCAGCGTCACCCCTTCGACGTTAAGAAGAAAATCTTCGAACTCGAAGCCGGGTACTACCAAGATGAGAAGATCGTCTCGTCCGATCTGGCGATCCGCGTTCAGTCCGTGATATAAGGCTGACCGGCACGTAAAAAAGATGGCGCGCTTCTATTGGGGCGCGCCATTTTTACATGTTATAATTAAGGGTCAGTTGATCGCTGACCCCGGTGGCGACGTTTCGTGCCCCGGCGTCGCCACCACTATTTTGGAGCACACTCATGGAAATTGTTATCGCCGCTGGCGGAATGCCATTCGGCCCTGACACCCTCAAGTACAAGTCGCTTGGTGGGTCGGAAACCGCTGTCATAATGATGGCGAACGAACTCAAAGCGTTGGACCACCTTGTGACCGTCTTCTGCGAACTCCCCGCCGAGGGTGAGCCAGATTACATCGACAACGGGGCCGATAGCTCCGAGGGCGTGCGATACGTTCACATAAACAACTACTCCGCGTACATCAGCAACACGCAGTGCGACCTTTTGATCGCCTCGCGCGACCCGCGCATCGTCGCGGTCAACGCACAGGCCAGGAAGAAGGTTCTCTGGTGCCACGACATCGCCACCCACCGGGGTCTCAAATCCGCGCTGGAACAATGCGCCTGGACAGTGGACGAGATATGGGCGGTGTCGGATTGGTATCGGCATCAGATCAACGAGGTCACCGACTACCCTTTGAACAGGATCAAGGTGGTTCCGAACGGCATCGTGCCCTGCCAAACCCTCCCCGCACCCCGGTCGGAGACTCAGCTTGTTTACGCGGCGCGTCCCGAGCGCGGCTTGGAGAACTTGATCCGGCCCGGCGGCATCATGGAGAGGCTTCCGGAATTCAATCTCAAGGTCGCCATGTACGCTCACTTCCCACCGGAAATGCAATCGTTTTACGAATGGTGTCATCTTCGAATTCAAGAGCTTCCCAATGTCGAGATCGTCGGTTCTCTCCGTCAGCAGGAAATGCGCCAGCTGCTCGCGGACAGCGCAGCATACATCTACCCGACCCAGTTCGAAGAGACCTCGTGCATCCTCGCGCGGGAATGCATCAGCGTGGAAACCCCGTTCCTGACGACGATGGAAGGTGCTCTCGAAGAGACCCTGGGGAACTGCGGAACCTTCTTCGAGAAATGGTGCAATATGACCGAGGCAAAATTTGATGAGGTCGGGGATGACGACTGGTGTCAATATTTCGCAGACTTCGTTCGGTATTGCCTGACCGACAAGATCGGGAAGTTCTCAGTCAGCAGCGCCGTCCAGTCGATGCCCCTCCGCGATGACCTATACTGGGACACCGGAGCCAGGATCGCGGTTGCCAACGCCAAGCCCGATCTGTCGCAGGTCTTCTCGCGGGCATGGTCGCTGGTGCAGGACGGGGATGTCATCCCTGCCTACGCGCTCCTGACCGAGCAGAGCCATCTTAATCTTCCGTCGAAGGAGTTGGCAAACCAAATTGAAGCTTTCTATCCGTTCATTCTTCCCGAGGATGATAATGATTATGAAAATCTGGCTTCGTATTACAAGCGTTTCTACGCGATGAAGGAACCGGAGATTTGTTATGGGATCGATTACGCCAGGGGAACTCAACGCTTTGAAGCTATCAAGAAAACTATTGCTGAGACGACCAAGCCCGGCGACTTTATTGTCGAGTACGGATGTGGCGAAGGTCACGTCTCGGGCCCTCTTGCTCACGACTTTCCAGACAGAACCTTCGTCGCCTTCGACCATGTCGGGCAGAACGTGGATATGGTCAATCGATTCAGGGAAGATTTCGGAACCACGAACCTGACCGCTCACCAGATCGAGACGCCCCTGAACGCACTGAGTATCTTGGAAAACGAATACGCTCCCGAAGCTGACGCCGTGATATGTGTCGAGGTTCTGGAGCACTGCGTCCGACCGTGGGAGGTCGCTCAAGGTGTGGAAGCCATGTGTAAGCTTGGAGGACAGGTGATCATCACCACACCATACGGTGCTTGGGAGCCGATGACGTTCGCCGTGGTCAAGGACGAGTTCCAATGGCGCAATCACATCTGGCACCTGGACAAGAATGCGGCGCGCACCATGTTCGGTAAAAAGCCAGCCATGCAGATGATGTCCCTATCCAATGGGATGGGCGGCGACGGGCGCATGATCGGCAATCTATTCTATACCTATGAGGCTGATCACGAGGAAATTCCACCCCTCAATCCGCTAAAAAAGGCGAGGGAAGCCCACTCCAGGCAGACAGTAGGCGCGGCTATCATCTGCATGAACGACGAGGATACCATCCTGCACACGCTGCACAGCCTCGATAATCAGGTTCATTTCGTGCAGTTTGCAATGGGGCCGAGCACTGACCGGACACGACAGCTGATTGACCAGTTCTTTCAGGACCACCCCCACATGCAATACCGCATCCTGAACGTTCCGAAAATACAGATCGCCACCAAGACGGACGACAAGTGGAACGAGGATGGCTTCGGGTTCGACGACGCCCGCAACGCCAGCACGCAGGACTTGGCGGAATGGTTCGACTGGATCATGTGGATCGACACCGATGAATACCTATCCGGAAACATCGGTCGATACCTCCGTCCGAATAACCTCAGTGGATATATCATACCTCAACATCACTTCACCGTCGCCCCGCGCGGCGCGGCTATCCAGATTGATCGCCCTGCTCGTCTCTTCCGGACTGGCGCTGGGTACAAGGCTGTCGGTCATATCCATGAGCACTTCGAGGTTCCCAAGGGTGGCCCCGGGGAATGCTTCATGTTGACCGACGTCGACCTGGGTCACACCGGGTACGTCAATGAGGATATCAGGAAGGATCGCTTCCACCGAAACTTCCCATTCCTGGTGTGGGACCACGAGACGAATGACAGGAAGCTTGGGAAGTTCCTCTGGTTCCGCGATATCATTCACCGGATGCGTTGGGCGCACGCAGACAATCAAATGGAAGCGGCCCTTAAGCTGGCAAATGAGGGCAATGAGTATTACAATGAGAATTGGAAGGACATGGCGACGTTCGGTTCTGGCACGTTCCAGGCAATCGAATATCTCTCTGAAATCCGGAAGCTGCTGGGCACAGGCATGGAAGTCGAACTGGGGCTGTCTCTCGATGATCGCAACTGCGTTCTCAAGGGTCGCTTCCTAGACACCGACGAACTGATGCGTGTGGTCAAGCAGATACTTGACCCTGAATTTGAGCAACGAAGGAGCAAGTATTTCTAATGGCCTATGCAACGATCACCGACGTATTCGCGCGCTACAAACCCATCGGCTCTATGGTCGGGGCGGGTTCTCTGGATGTCTCCAGTGATGATGTAGCATCGATATTCATCTCTGATGCAGAGAGCTTCATGAACGCATTCCTCGCCGCCCGGTATGAGACGCCGGTCGTCGCGGAGCCTATCGTGACGATGATTGCCTCAGACTTTGCTATCGCGAATATGCTGTTCGAAAAGCTTGGACAGCTACCTGACTTCATGCAGGGTCGGTATGATCGGGGCCTGAAATATCTCGAGGACTTGAGGGACGGGAAGATGCTGTTGAACACGGCGTCGCAGACCCTTCTCTCTTCGGGGGACAATGAGGCTTGGTCCTCGACGGGGAGCTATCATACGATCTTCTCCCCGGTCCTCAACGAACTGGATCAGGCGGTTGACCGCGACCACGTCAACGCTGACCGGGACGCGCGGGACGGCGACGGACCCCTGGGCACTGATGGGTGTCCGGTGTGACGACGATCCGCGTAACAGGACTGGTCGAGACGCGCGAGGGTTTGGTCAAGATACGCAGGGAACTGCGAAAGACCAAGTCCCTATTCAATATGTTCGGTCGCGGCATCAGAGACGACGCCCGCAATCGGATCACGACACAAGACAACGGGACATATCCGAAGCTTGGGAAATGGGCCAGGGCCAGGACAGGACGACGGAAGGCCCTGATCACGGAGAGGAAGAATATCTCGTTCAAGCTGGTCGGGAACAACCTCGTAATCGGACACACGGCGACGGGCTGGAACATTCAGGACCATGAGAAAGGGTTCACGACGCCGGGCTTCGTCGGCAAGCCGGTCACGATACCATTGAGAAACCCGAACGCCCTGGAAGGGGTGACCGGAAACAGCATATCGATCCGCCGGGCCAAGGCGAGTAATGTCCCTGCCCGACGAGTGTTTGCTACAGAGCGAGAAGCTGTGAAGATTATGCAACCTATAGCTGATGCGTGGCTCAAGAAGATAATTGCGAGGACAAGGTGATAGATTACAATGGCATAGGCGAGAGCCTTCGGACCTTGATCGAGACCAATGTGACGGCTCTCGAGTTGGTTCGCTATGAGGGCGACGAGCGCGATGTCGGCATCCACAATATGCCCTATTGCGACGTGGTCTTGCAGCGTTCTGACCCCGAACTTCGTGCGGGAAATGAGTATGTTGTGAGCGCAACCTACGTCTGCACGCTTATTGCCTTCGACTTTACTTCCCATAATGAAGCCGCTACACTGCGGAATAGCTTGGTTAAGCTGGCTCAAGACGCTATCAGGGCGAACCCCGGATTTGACACAGACCTTGAGACTTCTCAACTAGGCCCGGCAGAATTTGCAAATGCCAGGGATGACGAAAGCAAGTCGTTCGTGGCGATGGCTGAATTCGAGGTTGATGTCCTCGTGTTCGTCCCGGCTATAACCTAGGAGAATAAAATGGCATCCGGAACAGGTGGACAGATTGGCTTCGCGAAGGTCACGTCTATTGGGAATAACATCAATAGTGTTAATCTCTGGACGAACTTCGTTTCAGAAAGCATGGAACATACTCTCGAAGAACTCGAAGAGGGTTCGATTACGGGTCGCCGCGACGCGCCCCCGTCCCACAAGGGCATCGACTTCGGCGGTGGAGACATCGTCATGGAGCCGAACCCCAATGCGATGGGCGTTCTGTTGCATGCAGCCATCGGCGCGGACGTCTCTTCCATGATCACGAACGCTGGCTCGACCGGCGCGAACTCAGGTTCGGAAGCTGGCAAGCCTCAGTTCTATCACAATTTCATTCCTCGTCAGGCCGCGCATTCTCCGACCGCGTTCTTGGAGCCGATTGCTGCGATGGTCTATCGCGACGTTGGTTCTGCGTTCCAGTTCAACGGCAGCATCGTCACGGGTCTGGAACTCAACTTCCAAGCCGGTGCCCTCCTGGCAATGACGGCGACATTGATGTCGAAGAACGTCACGCGCATCGAGCGCATCGCCGCGATCAACTCCCTGGTCTCTTCCGGCGGCAAGCCGTGGGTCTGGGACATGACTTCGATTGAGGTCTCCACCGATACCACGTCCGCGAACCTCGCGGCCAACGCCAACTTCGAGCAGCTGACCCTGTCCATCGAAGTTCCTCACGAGGGGGTCGTCCTGCTTGACGGCACGAAAAAGTACGCTGAATTCCAGCCGAATGATTTCCGCCGGATGAATATCAGCGGGACGCTCTCGTTCGCTTCGCACGCCGAATACGATGCGTTCATCGCATACGAGTCCCGGCGCATGCGGATCACGACCATGAATGTCAACAGCGGCATGAGCATCGGCAATATTGCTTCGCTGGACACTTCGATATTCCTGGGCTATTACGGTCTCCGGGTTCACATTCCGAGCATGAAGTTCCTTTCCTTCTCCGCTCCGATGGGTGGCCCCAACCGTATCGTGTCGACCTTTACCGCGAAGGCCGAGTACGACTCCACGATTGGTGAAATGTTCCGCATCCAGCTGAACAACGTCACGAGCGGCTACGAGAACTAAGTTTATCAAACGGAGGAAAGGTACACTCACACTGCACCTTTCCTCCAAAACTTAAACCAAGAGGGCACTCTTATGAGAATTCCGTTTTCCAAACAGACCACGTATGTCCCCGAGTGGAGGGGCAACGACAAGCTCGCACCGGCAGATCAGATCACTGCCACCATCAGACCGATGAACGTCGCCGATCTGATCTTCCTGATCGACGCGTTCAACGAGGCCGGCGTAGCCGGTGAGACCGAGGTCTCCGATATGTCCACGGACCAGTTGAAGCCCATCGTCAAAACGACGGGACACCTGTTGCCCACGTATGTCGATGTTCAAAATCTTTTCGACGGCGAGGGGAATATCCTTGAGGTTGACAGCGTTGTCGGCTTCCCGTTCTTCCTGAACCTCGCCGCGGAACTTCTGATGAAGCTGTCCGAGTTCTCTTCGCCATCGGATGACGACATGGGAAACTCGAGCGCGCCGCCCGATGGGGAAGCAACCCCCTGACATCGTCTCGTATCGCTGAGATACGGACAAGTCAACGGTCGGCGCAGTTCTATTTAGGCTGGTTTTTCAAGTGCTATAGGTCGTCCGAGCAGGGGTGGTTCGCCTATCAAACCCCTGACGGACAGGCTATAATGTATCAGGATGCGTTCTTCTGGTCCTGCCTCGACATCCTGGGGCGGACTATGAACAGGATGCTTATTGAGGAACAGAATAGGCCGCGATAACATGGCATTTAATATCGGCATCAACATTACCGCCAACAACAAGACCAACGCTCCGCTCAAGCAAGCGGAGAAGAACGTCGACAAGATTGGCAAGACGGCGAAGCGGGCGACGAGTTCGATCAAGGGCTTCCGACTGGCACTTGGTCTGCTCGCCGTTGGCACGCTTGTCCGTGTGTCGAAGGGCCTTGTCCAGGTCATCGGTGATATGCAGCAGATGTTCATTCGTTTGACCGCCGTCGAGGGTGGAGCCAAGAAGGCGCGCGTGACATTCGACAGATTATTTAAGACGTTCGGCTCAACCCCATTCTCAATTGACGCGGTTACTAATAGTTTCACGCGACTGCGCGCCGCCGGCATTGAAAGCGAGGTCGCGTTCCGATCCATTCAGTTCGGCGCTGACGCCATCGCTGCGTTTGGTGGAACGTCCGAGGAATTGAAACGGTTCTCGATTGGTCTCCAGCAGGTCGCTGGTAAGGGTGTCCTGTCGATGGAAGAATTGCGCCAGCAGATTGGTGAAGCCCTGCCTGTCGCCATGCGCGTGTTCGCCACTGAGAGCGGCAAGTCGATCTCCCAGGTCATCGCCGCCGTCGAGAAGGGTGAGATCGCATCGCTTGACTTCATCACGACATTGAATTCTGGTTTGGAAAAAGAGTTCGGCGGCTTCGCGCAGAGCCTGGGTAGCACCGTTCTTGGTTCTATCCAGGGGGCGTTCTCCAAAGCGAAGAAGGCCCTGTTCGAATTCTCTGACGCCAACACCGACGTGACCGCTCGCCTCGCCGCTACGTTCCAGAACATCGGAACGGCGACTGCCGACTGGATCAAAACCCTCAATCAAGATGACGTCGATAAGTTTTTCAGTCTCCTTGTTCAGGGTGTGGACGTCGTCAAGGTAATGGTAGAGGCGTTGAGGATTTTGGCGAACGGTGTTATCTGGCTGTCTCAAAAAATATCCAATATTAATAAAGACTGGAACGAGTTTTTCACGGTTATCAAGACTGGGTTCGCTGGGTTTGGAGAATTGTTCAGCACGGCAGACGATCCAACCCCTAAGTTTTTGACCGACGAGCAAGTTGCCAAGACGATAAGGGATACCTCTGACGCAGCTAAAGGCGCGGCGAACAGTATGACCCTGTTCGGCAAAGAGATCATCGGAACCAAAGAACAGGCCGATGCAATTCAGGAAAGCCTGGACAAGGTCAAAAACAGAACCGACAAGTCTCGCTTCGCAATCGAAGGTTTGGGGAAGGTAGCAACGCGCTCGCGCGAACAGCTTCGCGACATGGACAAAGCCTTGAAGGCAGGGTCAGCAGCCGCTTCGACATTCCCATTTATAAAAACTGCCGAGACAGGTCTGAACCGAATTAACAAACTGCTTGGAACGCTGAAGTCGAGTAGGAAGAAGCTTGCCGATCTCAAGGCTAAGCCCATCCTGAGTGAGCGGGACGTCGCAAACATTAAAGCCCTGTCCTCCGAGATTGCAGACTTCGAAGGGTTGGCTGCGAGCGCCAGGAAAGAAATTCAGAAGACGAGAGATATCGCATTGTCCAAGGAGGTTGCGAAGGTCAACGCTCGCACTGGTGAAGTGCTCGAGAAATACAGGAAACTGACGCAGGGAACCGACGAGTGGAAGAACAAGATCGACGCGGTCAATGCGAAGTTCAAAGATATCGGAGCCGACATTGCGAAGCAGATACAGCTGGAGAAGGCCCTGCTCGCCGCTGGTGCTGCTGATCTTGGTCAACTCGATAGGTTGCTCGCCGCCCAGAAGTCTATCAACGCCGAGAACTTAAAAGCAGTGGACCTGATCCGCGAACAGAAGGAATTGCGGTCTCAGACACTCGCCATTCAGATGAAGTTGAACGACGCGCAGACCAAGGCGCAGGTCACTCAGTTGAACCGTCAGGCGCGCGGTGGCCTCGCCATCCTTACGTCAAGTGAACGTGGCGACGAGGTCGAAGATCGCCGGAACGAACTGAACATTTCCATCCTTCAAACCAAAAAACAGATCGCGCAGATCAACGAGAAGCTTAAGAAGGCGACTGGTGATCAAGCCAAGTTCCTCGAGAACCAGAAGGCGAACCTCGAGAAGGTTGCGGCGGCGCAGAACAATGCCCTGGCAGCTACCACTGAGGCCGGCCTCCTTGCTCGTGACCTGTGGCTGGGCGTGCGCGACGCGATGGACAGCGTATTGAACGACGGCATCAAGGGCTTGATCAAGGGAACGACGACGTTCGCAGAGGTCACACAGGCTGCGTTCGACAAGATCACCGACGCGGCTATCGACTATCTGATCGAGCTTGTCAAAATTCAACTCCGCACCGCTGCGATCAACGCGCTCAATTCTCAGAACAGTAGCGGTGGCGGTGGTGGTGGTGGTGGTGGAGATGGTAGCAGCGCGCTCTTCAAAACCATCGGTGGTCTCGCCGCGTCATTCTTCGGTGGCTCTGCCAATGGCAACGCGTTCAAGGGCAAGGTCAAGCCGTTCGCAGATGGCGGCATCATTCGTGGTCCGACGATGTTCGGTCTCGCTGGCGAGGCTGGCACCGAAGCGATCATGCCGTTGACGCGCGTGGGTGGTAAGCTTGGTGTGAAGTCTGACGGCAGTGGTGGTGGAGACAATTTCAATATCACAATTCAGGCCATCGATCAGAAGTCTGGAGCCGAGTTCCTTCGCAGCAACTCCGACCAGATCGCCAGGGCCATGCAGTCTCAGCGAAACCTGAACCGAGGACGATAAGATGGCTCTCAATATCTTCCCGACATCACCCCTGCCCGCTGGCTTAAATCGTGAGTGGGCCTGGAACGAGAATATCGCTCAGTATGATAGCGGCGAGCAGCAGGGGATTTCTCCCTGGATACGTCCGCTCGCCCGGTACTCTGTGCCGTGGAAGAACATCAGCGACTTAACGCAGGATGGACTTTCGAGCTTCTACAATTTACAGAAGGGTCGAACCACTCCGTTCCTTATGAAAGACCCGGATGAGTTCCGCGTCAACTCTGTCTTCGTTACATCGGGCGCTGTCACGGAACCAGCCAGCCTGGGGATGTTTGATCTGTCTTCGTTCTTCATGCGCGTGGACACCACGACCATTGGATCGATGACGTCGAATAAATCTGGTTTCGTTACACTCGGCAACGAATACGATTACGATCAAGACACGGGGAACCTCACGGTCAAGAGTATCGACACGGATGACTATTGGACGGCTACGTCTCTGCAACATTTCAAGAAGTGCGTGTTCGACAGCAAGTACCAAGAGAACGTCATCATCTGGGGCCAGTTTTCAATCAGGCTGGCGATAAAGGAATTGCCATGAGCCGCACTCTTCCAAGTTCTGCGTTCTTCGACAAGCTTCAAGAAGACGCCGTGACAATGTGCGAGCTGATCGACCTGGAGACGAAGGGGCCGAGCTTCCACTGGACGACGAATAATGCGCCGGTAACATATACGTTATCAGGAACTCTCACAGAATATTTGCCGTTCCCCGGTCGCACCGTGTCGGGCGTGAAGGAAGACACTGACCTGGGCGTGAGCATCGTCGACTTCGTCATGGCGAACACGGGTGCGATCCTGTCAGAGCTTATCGTGGCGAATGACTTTGATATGGCGACGTTGAAGGTGGGTCGGATATTCCCTGATACTCCGGACTTCGGACGCTACGAACTTTTTCAGGGAAAGCTTGGAGATATTTCTTATGACAGGAACCAGCTTAGCGGACAGGCTCGTGGAACGTATGGGTCAGGGAACACTCGGTGGCCGTATTATAACTACCAGGACACCTGTGTCTGGCGTTTTGGGGGAACCGGGTGCGGGTTTGACACGTCTTCTGTTACTCTCACGCTTGAGACTACGTCTATCGATGTCGCGTCCTCTACGCAAATCGCGATACTGGCAGGGTCCGGTACTCTGACACTCAGCTACGACAACGGTCGCTTCGACTTCGGACGCTTCACCGTAACAGGCGGCGTCAACTCAGGGCACGCGAGAACGATCAGGGCCCACACGGGAGACCTTCTTCTCCTGTCCCATCCCCTGCCGGTCAATAGCATCGGCGGTATGGTCGCCACGATCTTTCCAGGTTGCCGCAAGCGGAGGGTTGCAGACTGCCACTCTCTTTATGATAACTCGTCAGCATTTTTGGGATTTGAATGGATACCGATACAAGAAGACGCCTTTTAGATGGCGAGCTTTGGCGACAGTATGTTGTTGACGAAGCCAAGACGTGGCTTGGAACTCCCTATCAACACAAGGGTAGGGTCAAAGGGATTGGTTGTGACTGTGGGGGAATCGTCTATCAAATATATAACCCCCTCATTGGACCCTTTAAGCCCTTTCCCAAGGACTACGCTCAAGACTGGTCAGTACATCGCGATGACGACGTCTATATGGATTTCATCCTGCCATACGTGACCGAGGTTCAGAAACCGTTCTTGGGTGGGCTTGCTATGTTCAAGATCGGCAGGAACTTCTGCCATGCTGCGATTATCACGGGGAGGAACAAATATCTCCATGCCTGGGGTCGCACTCAGCATGGGTGTGTGACGGAGACGGGCAAAGACTTCTTCCGTATGGGCAACGGTGGTAAGCTTCGCGAAGTGAAATATTTTGATGTGAAAAAGACATGACACTCAGACAGGCAGGACAGGGCGCTTTCGGTGCAATTGGCGCATATTTCGGTGGACCTCTCGGTTTCTCAATCGGGTGGATGGTCGGCGGCTGGGTATTCGGTGAGGAAGAGGAAGATCAAAATCAAATCTTCGACCCCGGCGCACAGGAGATGCCTCGCATAAATCAGGCTTTGCGAGGGACCACGATGCCCATACTATTCGGCACCAATCGGGTGTCGAGCAATATCGTATGGCAAAATAATTTCACGGTTCTACGTCACGAGAGCAACCAGAGCGCGGGTGGTGGTGGTAAGGGCGGCGGCTCCGGTGGTGGCAAGGGCGGCGCAAAGTCTTCTGCCACACAGGCGAGCTATGAATATAAATGGGATTTGCTCTATCACTTTGGAATGTCCCCTGTTCGGGTTGACATCTTCGGCGGCTGGCTTGGGGCCGACAGGCTGAACGACGACACACTCGTCGCGATCTCTCGCGGCTCGTCCAGCAGCATCAACTTCTTCAAGTCTGATATCGACCGTCCTCAAAACGCTGCGCTCACGTTTGAAGAAGCTCACTTCGCTCACGCTTTCCCAACCGCTGACCAGGGTCAGGCGGACAACTGGGCGCACTTCGCAACGGTCGTGGGTCTTCCTCACCGCTTCCCATATACTTCGTACCTTGGTATCAAGCAATTGAACCTTGGGTCAAGCCCCAGTATCCCACAGCTGTCGTTTGAGATTGGACCCGGCGACGCAGGCATTACATTCGACAGCGCATACATCGGTGACATCGGCTCTGGTGTGACCGACTCACGCATGGCTGGTCAGGCGATGGTCGAAGGTGCGGATGGAAATCACTATCTCATAGTCGGCGCGAACGGCGGCTCGACTGCCATTGGCGTTATCCGCGCGGAAGATGGAACACTGACGGATAGTATTACAGCAGCCGAAGTAGACGCCCTTGCCACCTCTGCGGGTCTTGACCCCGGGGCAGCTTACACGTTCACCAGTAAGACGAGTGGCGCTGCTATCGGTGGCACGAATTATTTCCTAGTTTACGGTCAGGACATCGGTGCCGGTTCCCGAGCAAACCACGCGTTCGTTCTGTGTCAGATTAATGCCAGCGGTCTTGTTGAGCAGGTCGGCGGGTATCAGGGCGACAGCAACGATATCAATTCGAACATCACGGTTTGGCTCCGCTTGGGTATTTCTGGTGCTGGTACGGCGGCGGAACCGCTGGTCCTTGCGTATCAGAACTCTGTCAGCGCCAGCCGCGACTTCCAAATGCTCACCCTGCCCTCTGTCACCACGATGCTGGGGACATTTGTTGAAGATAGCGGAACGTATGAGATCGATGCTCGCACCGCAGATTTGACTGGTCAGGTTGGAGAATATTTCGGTATCCATCAGTCGTCTCGTGGCTATGAGGCGTTCGGCTGGTTCGTCGGCGTTGTTGATTTGTCGTCTGGAAATTACAACACTCGCTACTATTTCTATATCGGTAAGGCCGACGTCGAGGCGGACAACGACACTCCCGCCGCGTCGGATGCAAACTCATACGTCAACACGAACAAGGCGACGTATCCGAATGGGTGGATAGCCTATTTTGATTGCGGTGTTGTGGCAGATGGTTCGCCCGTATCTATCAGTTCACCCGTTGTGGCGAACGCCGACTTCATCGACAACACCACCCAGGTTGCCAACGTCCCGTTCGATGATGCAGGGGAGAATATCGACGGCACCGTGGATGACAACGACGACTATGACCCTGCTCCCTTCGTTGAGATCGTCACGAGCGGCGAGGCTGCTGGCGCGACCCTGGTTGTGTTCGCGAAGAGCTTCACTGGTTCGGAAGACTTGACACCGAGCGGCGCATATTCAAAGGCTCGCCTGTATATTTTCAATCCGATATCTGGTCTGTATACTCAGCATGGAGCCGGCGAGGGGAATACATATGACACGGTTGGCGACGTCGGCGTCGTGAGCCGATATAATTATACGCCAAGCTGGAGGTTCCTGACCCTCAATCAGGAAACCAAGGTCGCATATGTGATCGAGGACAACACGTCTTCTGACGTAGCGATGGATGGAGTTGTCGTTACGTCTAAGTTCGGCGACTATAACATCGGTGGCGGCGAAGACGTTCTCCCTCCTTATATCATCTATGAAATCCTGACCAACCCGGCGTTCGGCGTTGGTATTCCGACGTCGGCTATCGACACGACTTCATATCACCTTGCCCTCCAGTATTGTGACTCCGAGGACATCCGCGTCAGCACCATCTACAATCGTGAGGCGGGCTACTTGTCCCATATCAAATTGCTATTGGGAACTTATGGCGGCTTTCTTACCAATGTCGGCGGCGTCTATAAATTTGGTCTGCAAGATTTGTCAACCGACCCCGTCAGGGTGATCGACAATGACCACCTTCTGATCACCGACGAGGGCGAGGCCCCCGTCACCGTGACGCGTATGGCGAGGCAGGAGGGTGCCAATAAGGTCAAGGTTAACTATCTGGATCGTGAACTGGAATATCGCCAGAACTTTATCGAGGTCAACGACGAGGTCGACCAGGATTTGAACGGCATTCGCCCGCGTGAGTTCCCGCCGAAGTTCGTCATGTCTGAAAAGACAGCCAACAAGATTGCCATCCGCACACTGTGGTCGAACCTGTATGCCAAGAGCGTGTTCGCTATCAAGCTTGGTCCCAAGGATTCTGACCTGGAGCCGGGAGACGTGTTCACCCTGGTGGATAGCTTCCATCCCGATCCGGCGTTGAACACTGGTGTCCGCGTCCGCCTCGTGACATGGGAAGAGACCGACACGATGGTGTTCGACGTGACCGCGGTTGAAGAGGTCCAGTATGTCAACGTCGGAACGCTGGCGATCAACTCAGCGGGTGTCCAAACGAAGAATTCTCTGTTCGGTCCCGCACGTGCCCCGGCGAATTTCCAGATGTATGAACTGCCGCAGGAATTCCAGGGTGCTAACCCGCAGCTGTTCGTTGGCTGGAACCAGTTGAGTGCGTCGATGGGCGCTCGCCTCTACGTGTCCGCCGACAACGTTTCCTTCGCCAAGGCCGACGAGATACAGCCCTATGCCATCGGTGGCATCATGGCCGATGCTCTCCCTGCTCGCGACCCTGGTCACATCGAAGAGAACGTTCGGGTTTACCTAATGCCCGACACGCGCAGCACAGATACGCAAACAGGGTTCAATTCAAACTCGGCAGTCTTTGTCCAGACACATGCTCTCGATGACGTGGGCGGCGCGGCCCGCGCAATGGGTGGTGGTAACATCTGGATCGGTTCTGAAATGATGGCCTACGAAGGCGTCAACCTAATCGGGCAGAATGACTACCGCTTCGACAAGCTCTATCGCGGCTGGGGTGGAACACATATCCATGCCCACTCGTCGGGCGACTTCTGGCACAAGCATGCCGGTGGCATCTTCACGCGCCCATACAATGAGGACAAGATCGGCACGACCATCTATTACAAGGTGACCCCGTTCAATTTCAATGGAGTGGAATATGACATCGCATCCATCGACGCGAAGAGCCATCAAATCGGCGGTGATTTCTTTAAACCGCAGGTACAACCCCCAATTCATACTTTCGTGGAAAGCCTTATCACGGGAACGGCGTCGGACCAGCTGGGTGCGCTTGAATTCAAGCACGTCCATTCTTCCGGAACCGCAGTAACATTCACGTGGCCTGACGCCGCTCGTCAAAAGGGATACGGTGCCGGTGGACACGGGACTGGATTATATGGACGCTTCGTTACGGACACGACTAGTCACCAGTGGCGTGTTCAGGTACTATCATCGGATCAGAGCACGGTGGTAAGGTGCGTGACGGTTGACAGCGGCTTCTACGTTTACAGCTTGGCTACCAACTCGGAAGATTTCAATGGGTGGCAGGGATCATTCTCTGTTCGGGTCACCCCATACAACGATATCGGGGATGCTCTCCGCAATCGAACCAAACGACTTCAACTGTTTGAACAGGTGTAATCATGGCGACAGACCAAAATAATTTTGACCAGCCGAGTGCTGGACAGGCCGATTGGGATAGCTCAATCAACGGCAACTTCGGTATTCTGGAGACTGGCTTCCGAGCCAAGGGACAGGTCGGGGAAGACGTCAACACTGGCGACATTCTCACCGTGGGGTCGGATGGCTTCTGCCTTCGGTTCGATCCGAACAGCGAGGATATCGCTCCTCACCTTATGACTGTCAGCGCATTGTCGTCCGGTGACGAGGCGAACTTCGTATCGTTCGGTAGCGTGCGGTCCCTGGGCGTGTGGTCGAATGTGATCCCCGGGCACGACGTGTTCGTATCGGTCCTCACCCCGGGTATGGTTGTGTCCAGCTACAGCGCAGCCAACAGACCTGTCGGGGTGGCCCACTATGAGGATGGCTTCGTGTTCAATCCGAACCATCACATCTTCCCCCAGAACGTCGCCACGGTCACCAGCATCGACACCGTGAATGGCTCCCTGCATCTATTCCAGGTCGACGTCGGTCGCGCCGGCTGGAACCGTCAAATCCATATGGTTGGCGACAGCGGAGACCTCACCAGTCTGAGATTTTTTTCGAATAGCTCACGTTTGGATGCCGATTTGTTGTTTTCAACCGTCAGCGGGGGCGTTACTGTTGTCGGAAGCCACATTGATCAGCTGGGCTTCCCGTATTACAACACGGACCCGTCGACATATAGCGGATTGATCTACGGCGAGTTGACCACGATGTCTCTCTCGGTCGCGTCAGACTTCGTCGGCATTTCTCTCCAGATGGAGCGATATCGATGACCCGGTCGTTCCCAAATTGGGATGGTCGTGACTTCCCGATCCCAGGGAACACGACACGCTTCCCCAATGGCGGCAACCCGTATAGCAACGCCACGGGCGACCCCAATTGGGACGAGGTCATATGCCTCATGGGCTTCGAGGATGGCAACGGCGCGACCCCGACCGACGAGAGTGACGTCTCCCCTGCCCTCGCCAACATCACCAATATATCCAACGCCGCTGTCAGCACGGGTGCTGCCAAGTTCGGCGGCGGCGCTTTGACGCTCGACGGCAACCTGGACATGGTTGAATGGGACGACCATGCGGATTTCTCTTTCGGATCGCTGGACTTCACAATTGAAATGTGGATGTCGAAGAGCGATCTGAGTAGCGGTGTGTTCATGTCAAAGTATGCGTCTACTGTTCCTCAAGCGGAATGGTATTTCAGTCACACTGGCGTAAATCTCCAGTTCCTGTTTTACTATGGAACTGGTGCGAGTAGCTATCAATTAATAACGCAGTCTTGGGCCGTCAATACAAATACCTGGGAGCACGTGGCGGTTGACAGGGTTGGTCATAAATTTTATCTGTATCACAACGGCACCATGATCTCCAGTGCAACCTTCACTGGTCGTGTTCTCAAGGATACGACGGAACCCGTCAGGATCGGCGGTCGAGACCACCCCACCCCGCTATATCACAAGGGTTGGATCGACGAACTACGCGTCACCAGGGGAACAGGGCGGTACGGCGGCGTCGACTTCACACCAGCAATCCAACCATTCAAAAGGTTTTAACTTGCCGACCACGGCATGGCCGTGTTATAATTATTCATCACTTTTGGAGATTGTTATGCTAAAGAATTTTATCGCGGGACTTGTTATGTATGTCGTGGTGTCGCTCAGCCTTATGGTTGCGACTTCTGCCCATCACTTCAAGCCGGAACAGAGAGTGAACATTCGCTTCTTCTGTAAGACTCAGCTTGCGTCCGAGGTTCATGTCACCGCGAAAACAGCAGCCAATCGCCAGATAATCCAGGCGACCTCTTGCGTACAGCTTCCATGGCCCGTTAACGCCACCGTTGTGAAGCGGGTTAGCGAGGTCAAGAACGGTATGAACGGCGACATGATCGAAATTTTCAAAGTCAAGATAGACGACGGGCCCACCGTATATGTGCCGTCGAAAAAGCAGGGACGTGATGCTTGATCTAGTCGGTCTCTCACCCCTCAACGTGATCCTGATTTGTGGGATCACATGGCTC